CCATTCTAACATGCCGTCCCCTACTACGGCCCTGCAAATCATCGAGGATGCGCTCGGACTTACTCGGGCGGTCGGGGTCGATCAGACTCTGACCGCATCCGAGGTTTCGGACTGTCTGAATGCTCTGAATGACCTGATTGAAAACTGGTCTACTCAGAAGCTTGCCGTTTATGGGCAGGCGAATCAGACTTTCAACACGGTCAGCAATCAAAAGGTTTATACCATCGGTCCCAGTGGCGACTGGAACACCGTCCGTCCTATCCGCATTGACCAGCCTGCTTATTCGACGCTGCCGACCGGCTCCGCGACTCCCGTAACCTTTCCGTGCGTTCCGATCACCCAAGCGCAGTACAACATGATCGGGGTCAAGGATCAGACGCAGCAATGGCCGAATTTCTATCTTTACGTCAATGAATTCCCGCTTGGCCTGATTACGCTTTGGCCGGTGCCGAATCAGGTTACGGCGATTACGTTCTCTATTGACCGGATTCTCACGCAGGTAACGAGCGCGGCGGCTACGCTGTCATTTCCTCCGGGGTATGTCGAGGCGTTCAAGTACAACCTGGCGACTCGTGTTGCGCGGCTGTTCGGGCAACCCGTGCCGCCTGATGTGGTTGCGATGGCGGTTAGCACGCTTGCCGACATTAAGCGGGCGAACAGGGTAACGCCAGAGATGCGCTATGACCCTGCATTGAGGGCGAACGGGCCGCGCAATTGGAGGATGTGGTAATGCCCTCCATTGATGACCTGATGGCTGCCAGCAAGCGCCAGAGCATCATTGACACGATTCTAGGCGGCCTTTCCAATGCTGCGGAGCGTTCTATCGTCAAACCGGCGCGCAGGGTGTTCGATGCATTGACAGTTCCCGGCTACATGCAAGACGCAGACGGACCTGCGGCGCTGATGACTCGCAGGGCGCAGGAGATTCAGCGCGGCGTGATGCCTAGCCAATCCGATCCGGGACTGCGCGATGCGATGCAGAAAAACGCGATTGACATGGGGCTTGCACTGCAAACGGTCTATCACGGCTCACCGCACAAGTTCGACAGGTTTGATATGTCAAAGGTTGGAACGGGAGAGGGCGCACAGGCTTACGGGCATGGCTTATACACAGCAGGGTCCGAAAATCTTGGCAATGTTTATCGGAGGAAATTGACCGGGGTTGATGGCTCACCTGTTTCCCATCCAGACCAATCTTTGCAAGTGAAGATTGGCAACCTTGCAAACGAAATTAAACGGCTAGAGCAATCTGGCGATGCTTCTGCTCCAGCAATGATAAAAGCGTATCAAAAACGAATCGCAGAGTTGGACCAAGGCGGCTATCTCTACAAAGTAGACCTACCAGACGAACACATAGCAAAGATGCTTGATTGGGATGCGCCGCTGAGTCAGCAGCCGCACATTCTCCCGCAAGGCGTCACAGTTGCCGATTTTGTGGCGTCTATAAAAGGCCGTAGGCCAACAGAGTTGGAGAAGATGCAGGTAAATCTACTCGGCAGGGTTGATCGCGGAGAACTAGACCCGAATTACGCGACGGGTCGGAACATCTACGAGGGTAGAAATATCACTCAATATCCAAGCCCTGCTGACTATTCCAAAAAACTGCGCGAGCTTGGGATTCCGGGGATTAAATACCTCGATGGTGGCAGCAGAACCGCAGGCGAAGGAACGCGCAATTTCGTGGTTTTCGACGACAAGATTCCTAAAATATTGGGGCGCGAATAATGGCGCGCATCCCCGTATTCGGTCTAGGTCAACTGTCGAAAAGCCCGTATGTAACGGCTAAGGGCTTGCAGAACGTCTATGCCGAAACCAGACCGCAGGGCGAGAAGTCGGCAATGGTGGGCTATCAAACGCCGGGGCTTACCGTGTTCAATGATCTGGACTTTGGCGCTACGCCTTGCCGTGGGGCGTGGAACTTCGATGGTCTTTCTGTCGCCTACATCGTGCATCGTGGCGTTTTGTGGGAAGTGAATAACGCAGCGGTCAAGACCAATCGCGGGACGCTGCTAACGACCTCGGGGCGCGTTTCAATGGCCGATAACGGCACGCAGGTGATGATTGTCGATGGAACCTACGGGTACATTTACAACACGGTTACGAACGTATTTGCTCAGATCACGGATGGCGATTACCCGGCGAACACGACCACGGTTTGCTTTCTTGCAGGCCGGTTTATCGTGAGCATTGCAGGGTCGGGGCGGTTTTACTGTTCCGATCTCTATGACGGGCTTTCGTGGGATGCGCTGAACTTCGCCAATGCCGAAAGCAATCCCGATCCGATCATGTCTGTGTTCGCCTCCAATGGGCAACTGGTGCTTGCTGGTGCGGCTTCTACTGAGTATTGGGGGCAGTCCGGCGCTGTGGATTTCCCTTATTCGGCTATCGGTGGGTCAGGCACGGAATGGGGCTTGGCCGCTACGTGGTCAATAGCGAAGTATGACAACAGCTTTGCCTACCTGTGCAAGAACCGCATGGGGCAGGTAATGGTCGCCAAAACCTCGGGTTATCTGCCGCAGAAAATTTCGACCGTGGACATGGACGCCATTATTAACAGCTATGCGGCAGTGTCGGACGCATCCTCGTATAGCTACATGCTTGGCGGGCATCCCATGTACGTGATTAATTTCCCCTCTGCCGGTTATTCGTGGCTGTATGACGGATCAACGGGAATCTGGACGCGGCTTAAAAGCCAGGGGATTACGCGCCACATTGCTGAATTCGGCTTCACGCTCATTACCCGTTATCTGGTGGCTGACTACGCTACAGGCAAGATTTATGCCTTAACGCCTACGGCATTGACCGACAACGGCGCGTCTATTGAAAGGCAGGTAACGAGCGAAACCATTGCCGACGAGAACCTATCGCGCATCACGGTGGATAAATTCCGGCTGGATATTGAAGTCGGGAACGGAGTAGCAACGGGGCAAGGCTCCAATCCGCAGATTGGGCTTGAGGTGTCCCGCGACAACGGCAAGACCTGGGGCGCGCAGATGTGGAAGGAAATGGGCGCGATTGGAGAGTATGCAAGGCGCATCGAATGGCGGCGGCTCGGAAGTGCGTACAATTTCGTATTTCGCGTGACGGTGACGGACCCTATAAACTTGGTGCTGGTTTCGGCCTGCATTAACCCGGAGAATTGATGGCGCTTATCAACAATCCCCCTGTTGGCTTGATTGCAGACGATCAGGGGAACGTTTCGCAGCCGTGGCTGCAATTCTTCAGCGGGTTAGGAAACATTGCGCAGGCGATTACGTTGAGCGGGACAACTGCTAAGCGACCTGTGGAATATCTGTGGGTTGGGCGTCCATTTTTCGACACTACCTTGGGAAAGCCGATTTGGTTTAAGTCGTTCAATCCTAATGTCTGGGTTGACGCGACAGGAGCGCCGGTATGAACCCCGTTCATCACTTCGCGGCAGGCGTGTACGCAAGGGAGCAGGAATTGCGCGCAGGGCAGACGGTTGAGACTCACGCGCACAAATACGACCATCTATCCATCATGGTCGGCGGGCCGGTGCTGGTGGAGTGTGATGGCGTAGGAACGAGATACGACAAGCATGCCTGCATCCTGATTAAAGCCGAAGTCAAGCACAGGATTACGGCGGTTGGGGATAGTGTTTGGTTTTGCGTGCATGGCACCGAGGAAACCGACTTGGCAAAAATTGACGAGGCGTTGATAAAGGAATAATCATGCCGTGGATTAGTGGGGCTATTGCTGGCGGATTGGGGTTGCTCGGAGCATCAATGCAAGCTGATGCAGCCGACGAAGCGTCACGCGCTCAAGGGCAAGCATCGCAGGCGGCGATTGACGAACAGCGTAGGCAGTTCGATCAGACGCGGGCGGACGTTATGCCGTTCCGCGATACGGGCGTCGCTGCAAACGCTCGGCTGCGTCAATTGCTCGGGCTGGATAGTGGCTACGGAGGGGAGGATTCCGGCTCACTGTTAAAGCGTTTCGGCGCAAGCGATTTGAACGCCGATCCGGTCTATCAAAACGGGCTTGATTTTGGACTGCAAGAGGGCACAAAAGGCATCAATGCCCGCGCTATGTCCAGCGGCATGTATGACTCAGGCGCTACCCTGAAGGCTCTTACCCGCTTCGGCAACGACTACGGCACGACCAAGGCGGAAGGGGCTTATAACCGCTTCAACAACGACCAGGGCAACGTGTTTAACCGGCTGTCTGGGATCTCCGGGACCGGGCAAACCGCGACGAACACGATCAGCAGCGCAGGCCAGAATTCAAGCAACAACATCTCAAACCTGATGACCGGGCAGGGCAACGCAAGCGCGGCGGGGATTGTGGGCGGGGCGAATGCTTGGGGCGGAGCGCTCGGCAACATTGGGAATCAGATCACCGGAAACGCCATGCTTGACCGGATTTTGAAGCAGCGCGGCGGTAATAGTTCCGGGACGTACAGTTACAACAACGATAATGGCTCATTTACTGATGGATGGACTTAATCATGGCCGTGGACCCGTCTATCATACTTGGCATTAAACAGTTTCAAGCGCCTGATCCCATCGAGCAATACACACGCGGGATCGGTTTGCAGCAATTGCTAGGCCAGCAGGACGTACAGCAAATGCAGATGCAGCAGGCGCGGCAATCCTTGGACGACGAGAACGCCACGCGGGACGCCTACAGGCAATCAGGCGGGGACTCGGCACGACTGCGGGCTTTGCTGACCGAGCGGGGGCAATACAAGCCGCTGCAGGCCTTGGACAAGATGGAACTTGACCGGCGCGAGAAAGAATCGACCATTGGCAAGAACACGGCGCAAACGGGCGCATCCAATGCTGCAACGCAGGCCGCGCTTGCCAAGCAAGGGCGCGACATGATCGCCACGGCCACGCCGGAAAATTATCCGTCCATCGTCATGCAGGGCAAGATTCTCGGGCAACAGTGGGCAAACAATGCGCCACCTGAGTTTTCTCCCGAATGGCAGCGGTCAAACCTGACCAATGCGGACACCTGGCTGGCGCAGAACACGCCGAAATATGAGCGGGTAGACCTTGGCGGGACCGTGCAGGTTATTGATGTGAACCCGAACACAAACCCGGCGATAAAAGGCACGGCGCTTGATAAGACCGCCACGCCTGACGCGTTGATGACCGACACGCGGGCGAGAAGCGAAGGCGCAGCTAATCGTGGCTTGCAAATAAGCATTGCGAACATGGTAGACGCGAGGGCGCGGCAGCAGATGGCGCTTGGCGGCAGGCAGTTTGATTCGGAGCGCGGCATGATCGTGAATAGGCAAACCGGAGAGGCAACGCCGGTAACGTCAGGCGGTCAACCGATCCAGACCACGCCGAAACTTACGGAAACAGAGGGCAAAGCGGCGGGGATGCTTCAGCGAGCCATGCGAGCGAATGACATTCTGAACACGCTGGAGGATGCAGGCGAAACAAATCGCGGGCTAATAAAGCAGGGCGTTGAACGAGTGCCGTTTATAGGCGGTGGTCTTGCGATGAGCGTGAACGCATCGCCGGAATTCTTGGGCGGGCCAAGTTCAAACCAGCAGAAGGTGGAGCAGGCGCGGCGCGACTTCGTGAATGCTGCCCTTCGGGTGGAATCCGGCGCGGCCATCTCCCAAAGTGAGTTTGAAAATGCTGAAAGGCAATACTTCCCGATGCCGGGGGATTCTCCCGAGGTTATCAGGCAGAAGCGCCAAAGCCGACAGAGTGAGCTTGATGCGCTGAGGATTCAGGGCGGCAAGGGTAGTCAACGGGCGACGCCGCTGCCTGCTGCGCCAAAACCGGCTGACCCTAAATCCATGTCAGACAAACAACTGTTGCAGGGGCTTGGCATAAGTGGATAAGCTCGAAATGATGATTGAGGCAGACCGCAGGGGGATTCTGCCGCCAGATCAGAAAGCGATGCTTGACGAGGCGCGCAGCCGTGGGCTTGTCGATAAGCCGCTGGTTGTCTCTGCCGGTGAAACCATGCTCGGCATTCCTCGGCAAATTGGGCTAACCGCTCGGTCCGCTATTGAAGGAATCGGGGAAACGGCTGGCGTTTTCACTGAGCCGATCCGAATGGCAATCAATCCGGCGCTGCGTGCTTTCGGGGTTCCTGCTGCCGCATCAACTGGCGACATGGCGCGGGCGCTTGCCGACAAGATAGGGCTTCCAGCCCCCCAGAACGCCACGGAGCGGGTTGCTGGCGATGTGTCCCGCATGATGGCAGGCACTGGCGGATTAATCGGTGCGGCGCGGGGAATTTCGAGTTTTGCAACAAATCCCCTTGTCACCAAGACTGCGGAAGCATTGGCAGCAAGTCCCGGCGTACAGATGGGCGCGGCGGCGGGTGCCGGTGCCGCAGGTGGATCAGTTCGGGAGGCGGGCGGCAGTCCCGGCGCGCAGTTTGGCGCATCCTTGGCGGGCGGCTTGACCGGCGCGGGGGCGACTTCGGCTGGGATCAATGCTTATCAAGGCATTTCTAACGCTATCGGTCGCCTGATTACACCCAAGGCAAATCCGCAGACCATTGAAATCACGCTGAATCAGATTCTCTCTGAAAACGGGGTGAACCTGGGGCAAGTGCCTGCCGCTGTTCGGGCTGACCTCATGAGCGAGGTCAAAGCGGCGCTTGATACCGGAAAAGACTTGCGGCCCGAGGTCGTTCGCCGGATTGCGGACTATGCCGTTGTCGGAGCGACTCCGACGCGGGGATCGGTGACGCTTGATCCGGTGCAGATCACTCAAGAACGGAACCTAGCCAAGTTGGGAGCAAACAGCACTGACCCCAATTTGCAGGGGTTGGCTCGCCTTCAGAACGAAAATACCGGCGCACTAATTCGCGGCCTTAACGACATGGGCGCGGGCAGAACGGACAGCATGAAAGCGGGTGAGGCGGCGGTCGGCGCGATCACCAGCAGGGACGCCACTGCAAAGGCGATAGAAAAGGCGCTTTATGCAAGGGCGAAAGATTCATCCGGCAGGGCTTTGGAGTTGGACCGGGAGGGATTTATTTTTGACGCGTACAACCGGCTCGGGGAAACGAATAAAGGCGCGTTCCTGCCGGATCAGATCAAGAGCCTCATGGAACAGATCAGGACCGGCAAAACGGTACTCCCTGACGGAACGACAAGGCCACTGCCGTTCAATGTGG